GACGCCTCTCCTCTGCTTTGTTGAAGGTGATCACGGATGGTCGTGATGTCGTTGTTATGTCTGGGCATGATACTAAAAAAAGATCATCATGGTTTATTTTGAAAACAAAATGAATTTCTCTTTCATTTGATTGAGTAGGTGATGCCCAGGTTCAACTTGAGCACCTGTAAGTTCTTAGTACTGTTCAATCTTTCATTTTGCTTTCCCCATCCAAGCCCGTACATCGCTTGTGCGCCAGTACCGAATCCTGCGACTGACATTGATAAACGGCTTCGGAAAATCCACGCGCTTGGTCAGGCGGCTGGTGACGTGCTGACGGGTGCAGCCGAGCAGGGCGGCAATGCCAGCGGTGTCCAGACGTGGGGCCGAGCTGATGCTGGTCTGGCTTTGTGCGGTGGGGGTGGCTTCAGTCTTATTCATAGTCTTTTGCTCCTCAGTGGATTCAGTTGGCAGGTTCGGTGATCTGGGTGACTTGCATGGGCGCCGCGGCCAGGCCTTCCAGGACGCGCAGGGTGGTAAACAGCTCCTGCTCGCGGTTCATCAGTTCGCGGCCGCGCACGTTGAACCAGGAATCAGCGGGCATCTGGTTCAGCTCGTCTTCCACCAGTGCTTTTTCACGCTGCAGGCGCTTCAAGATGCAAGGCAAAGTCATGGCGCTAACTTCGGTTTTCATAGCGGCTAGCGCTTGCAATTCTTGGTTTTTCATTGCTTTTCGTCCTTATTTCATTAATCAGCAAGCACTGAGCGCTCATTTTTTTGAACAAGTGCAGCAAACAAACCCTGCAGTTCGGTGGTCAGCTTTCCTGCGGTGCCGCGCCTTTTGTTACTGCCGCTCAGGCGGCATGCGTGGCAGTCATCGGAAAGCTTGTCCGCCTTTGTGATGTCGTAGTGAAAGAAATCCTGATCTGCTGGCCAGTCTTCGCCGCAGCGCGTGCAGGTCTTCTCATTCAGAACAGATGCAGCTTTCATGTTTTTCAACTCCTTTTTTGCTAGCTGCTAGCGCTTTGTTTGCAAGCGTTAGCAATTTTTTTGATGATTTATGCGTGAGCGCTCTTGAGGGGAATGACCCGGCCAGCGGCTGCTGGCAGCTCCAGATCCAGCCCTGTCTGCCGCGCAGCCATGGCGGCGGCAGCTGCTTCGCGCTCCGCCTTGGCCGCAGCGCGGCGCATGTCCGCAAAGCGCTTGGCCAGATCGGTCCTGGCTGCGGGCGTGTACTTGAAACCAGAGGCCTGATCGAGCAGGCTTCGACTTGGTTCGGTGCGTTTTGCAGGCATCGCTACTCCTCCTGTGTGCTTCAGGTCAGAAAAACGGGATGGGGGAAGGACCGATGGAGCGCCATTCGGCGTCCGTGCGGTGGATCGGGACGGGCAAGCAGTCCTCTGCTTCATGCCTGCCGCGCCCTAAAAGTGCTCTGCGCAGTGCCCCTGTCAGACGGGCTCTACAGTTATTGAAACCAGTCCAAGCGCGCGGCAAAGCCGCACGTGCCTCGCCTACGGCGAGGGAACAGCCGGGGTTGCTATCTGTGCAGGTGTCGGGGTTGAACGTCTCAGTCTCAGCAGCCACAGGGCTCCATGCCATGCGGCGGCTGATCAGCCACTGGCCGCGAATCGTCTGCAGCCCCACCACACGGCCAGTGCGCAATTCTTCGCCGTACTGGTTGCAGGCACCGGGCTGCAGCGGGCGGTGCGCCATACGCAGATGCGCCTGACTGCGCGGCACACAGTGGCCACCCATGGCCTCCATGTACACCCGCCAATTGGCCTGAATATTTCCTTCACGGTGGCACGCCACCCATGCACGCATCGTGGTGGTGTCACCACTGGCATGCAGATGGTTGATCTGGTCACGCCCCACGCGGCGCAGCTCACGCCACACGCACACACTGGGCATGCCAATGGGCTGAAACTGGCGAATCCCCCAGAAACCGGCCCACGCATCCACACGGCAGTGGCCCGGCATGTCGTTTTGCTCCACATCCCACAGCTGGCCCTGCACCACGTCCAGGTGGTCAGCCAAAGCAGCATGGCCCACGCTCTTGGCGATGTACTTGGCCACATAGCCAGCAGCACCGCCGCTTTCCATGCGCTTGCAATTGACGCGGTTAACAGCAGCACCTTTTTCGTCTCCATACTCTTTGAGCCACCACACCTTGGCCGCCAGCTCTACATAGCGCGCCTCGGCCTCCGTCTCTGCCCAGATCAGCATGTGCCAGTGGGGCGTGGCATCGTGGTGGGGCTCCGCCACACGAATGCCGTAAATCTTGATTTGCTTGCTGTTCAGGTGCGCGCGCAGCCGTGCCCAGCACTTGCGCAACCACATCTGCGCATCACGCGGCGTGCTGTAGCCGTCATATTTGGGGTTGGGGCGTGGCTTGCCGCCAGCACCCACCGTCATGGGGTGAAACTTGCTGGGCGCGGTAAACGTAAAGAACAGCCCTACATGGTTGCGTGCATCGGCGTACTCTTCGGCACCGCGAATGCGCGTCATCAGCTCACCACCACGAATCACCGGGTTGGACGGCGACAGCGCAGCCAGCTCAGCCAGCGTCCAGATCTGGCCCGCCTCGTTCTTGAACAGACTGCGCTTCATGGAGGCTTGGTTACGCTCTTTTTGTGCAAGTCGGTTACGCACGGCCCAATCACTGGCATAGCCGCCGTGCTTGCGGTTCACAATACCCAGCCTGATGTTGCCAGCCTCTACCACGCGGGCCACATGCTTGCGCAGCAGGCGCCGCCACCATGCGGGGTCATGGGCACGCTTAATGTCAGGCTCACCCTGCAGCGGTTTGCTTTCCTGCACACCCAGCATGCGCAGCAGCAGGCGCACGGCATCCAGCCTTGCGGCCTCGTCGCAGCCCTCAGCCACCAAGGCAGCATCCAGCTCCTGAGCCTCTGCCACCAGGCGCTTGGCCAGCTCACAGATCTCGTAGTCGCTCAGGTTCCAGCTGCTGGCACGGCCAAAGCGCTCGTCAAACTCCGCAATCGCCTGCATGGCATCCCAGCTCTGCAGCCACAGCGGTGCAGGGTCTGGGTTGTGCAGGTCCAGCTTGCCCAGGCCGCTCAGCTCAATAGGCTGGCGCCATTGCTCGGGCACTGCGCGCAGCAAAGCCTCCAGCGCACGCTTGGCCATCCAAGGTGCAGGCTTGTTGCGCTTCCAGTCCTTCAGTGAGCTGGTGGGCAAACTGCGCATCACGCGCTGTGCAGGCTTGCGTGCCATCGTTCACCTCACACCCGGCTACACAAAGCAGCCACCTGCGAGAAGACGCGCTTTGCCAAGCGCATCTCAGCCTTCACCGCATTGCGCTCAGCGGGTGTGAACTCACGCCACGCACGGCAGGCCAGCGTTTCCAGATCACCATCAATACCGGCCAGCATCATGATCATCACGCGGTGCTCATGGCCAATACGTGCCCACTCACGGCTCTCACCATCAAACCACGTGCCCAGGCTTGCCCTGCGCAGCAGCTCATTGCGCTGTGCTTTCAGCCGTTCACGAATCTCTGGCACTGTCAGCGCAGTCACCGGCTTGCCTTCATGCGCAGGCTTCTTGGGCTTGATCGACTTGAGCGCCTTGGCCTCAGCCTTGAGCTGGGCTGCCAGCTCCGCAGGGGTTACCGCTGCATTCATGGCTGTACCTCACTTTGCGCTTTGAACCACAGCCAACTTGCGAGAACCCAGCCATTCAATACAAAGTACAAGGCCAATGCACACCAAGTACCGGCTGGATGCCCACTCATGGCACCAAGTAACCCAGTTAGTGCTGCAACAATCAGGACACACCATCGCATGCGCCCCGCCAGCACCCAACTGCTGAAGTTCAGACTTTTTTTGCTGCGTTTACGAAAACGCTCGTGTTATTTGCCTCTGCAGCATTTGCCACTTGGAGGTGGTTTGCATTAGCTGCTGAAGAGCGCTCTTTGCTTAGCTTGCTCGTCTGTGCATTGCTCTGGTTGTTATGGCTGCTGTCCACGCTGTTTGAATGGTCAGTACAGAGGCGCAAAGCGCGTGCCAAGTGATCTTGTTGCGCAGGCATCACATCTCCTCCACACGTACAGCGCAGGCGTACCAGGCATCGCCAAACTCTTGCTCTACTGCGTGCAGCGCCTGGCGGCAGTTCTGGGCCATCACCTGAACGCGGCGGCGGGTGCGGTGTTCGTCCACGTGGGTAATGCGAAACAGGCTCATGCGGCACCGCCTTCCTGCACAGGCTTTGGCTCAGCCGCCAAAGCTGCCTTGAATGCAAGCGTGCCAACACCCGCCAGCAGTAGCCCACCTCTGTAACGCAGGCTCCAATAAAGATCAGCTACTCGGTGCTCACAAGCAATACCGCCCCACCAAAGCGCATCAGCTGCAACCTTGTCCTCTTCACTGTCTTCCGGCGCTTTTAAAAAAGCGTTACGCAAAACCTCAGCCGCTCGCTGGTGTCTATCAATAGCGCGCAAAAATATGCTTACCGTCTCCCAGTGACCACATGGCTCTGCCACGCTCACAACTGGCCCCATCACACTGCAGGTGGTTTGATCTACAAGTTGCATCGCATACCTCACTGAAAAAAGGCGTAAGAAAGTCCGCAGCGCCTGCGCATCAGGCTCTGTCGGGGTGAACTCAGAAGGGGGGAAAGAGGGCGCTTTAGGCGCTAGGTGGCATCAGTCAGGGGGCGGCCCTCCCTGCTGCATGAACAGGTCAGCCGTCACCGGGGCGGTGTTGCTGGTCACATGTTCGGCGCTGGCCGCGTGGTCCAGCTGGGCGCGCAGCATGTCGCGGCGCACGTGGGTGGAAAGGGGTAGATTGACGCTGGGGTCTGGCGTGGCAGATGGCGACAAGGTGCGCACAATCTCTGTATTGGCCACAAAAGTGTGGCCACACTCTGCATTCACGCAGCAATACACAGACTGCCGCGTCAGCACCGTGATCTGCTCACTGGTGCGAATCACGCAAGGGTGCTTGCAGTGCGGGCACTGCAGGCGCATGGCCTCCTTGTTCGTGCCCTTCCACTGCTTGGCCGGTACTGACTGGTTACAGCGCTGCGCGGAAACACCTTCCCCAGCACGCGCCTTGTCCGCAGCTTCATTCAGGCGCTTGCTGGCAACCAGAGCAGCCGCAACGCTTTGAGAATGACGGTCAGGAAATTGGAAGTTGCCAGCCATGGTGCACAGCCTTTACTTGCTCACCAGGTCTGCCGCAGTCAGCTCAATACGGCCCTTGCGGCGGTACTCCGCCATGCCCATCAGGTAGACCATGCGCGCAAAGTTGCTGGAGCTGCGGCCCTCGGCCTTGGCCTTTTCATGGGCCTCTTCCAGTTCATGTTTTTCCAGGCGCAGCGCAATGGGTTTCTCATGCACCAGCCGTGCTACCGAACCGGAGTGCTTGCGCGTCATCGTGGCGGGGGTGGTTGGAGCTGATGTAGTCATGTACTATCGGCCTCAGATTGTTACAACGTAAACGCATTATGAGCAGAATTCTGCTCGTTTCAATACATGCAAGAGAAGAATTTCGCATCTTATGGGGATCGACTCAGGGAAGAGCGCATCCGCATTGGCTTGCAACAGCTTGATTTAGCTGATTCATGCACCGTTTCCAGACGGACACTGTCTTCTTGGGAGAACGGTGAAGCCACGCCCAACGCCCCAGCTCTTGCTGTCATGGCCGGACTAGGTATTGATGTTCTTTATGTGGTTACAGGCCAACGCGCTGGCGAATCTGAAGCCACGCTGGCACCAGCTGAACGCGCATTGCTGCAGGCTTGGCGCGACAGTGATGAGAAGGGGCGGGCACTGCTGAGTGCTGCAGCTGAAGTTTTGAAGCAGGAGTAAGTCACGGGTGACTTATGCAGCATTTCTGATAATTATTAGAATCTGAGGTTTCACTTGAAAAAAATATCAGAAAAAAGAAAAAAATACTTGGCAAGATATTCTAAATTTGCCATGAGAAAGCTTAAAAGAAAAAATAAAAATAAGGAGAGTGGCAAAAGAAGGGGGAAATTTTCTTCAAATGAAAGTAGATCTTTTCTTCTTAAAAATATTGGCAGCGGGTACTTTGGTTCAGCAAGAGAAAAAAGGGTTTATGAACCTGCTTTTCCTCGAGATTTTTCTTTATTAAATAATCCTAAAAGAACACTTAAGGCTATATTGAAGCTTGCAAAATTTGGGGCTCAGCGTAAGAAAAAGTGTCACTTAAAGATTGACCAATCTAAATTATCGACATGTGATATTGCAGCAATAGCTCTACTTGATATTATCCTTTTAGAAATGAAGGATGAAGTTGAAGATGGTAAGGCTCCAGATCTTGATCTGGAGGGGGTTATTCCCAAAAATCAAGAAATGGCGACCCTTGTGAGGGCCATTGGGACTCCTAAGCACTTAAATATTCCTGAAGCACAATTACATTTTATTGATAGTCAAAAACTTGAGATCTTTGACAAGAGAGTCACGCAACGAAAAAAAATGGTTACGCCCCTTGTGGCAGAGACCAGAGAAAAAATTGCAGAAGATTTTATTCTTCATATATCAAGATGTTTGACGGCTACTAAATCTGTTGAAATTAATGAGGATGGAGTTACCCATCTAAGTGCAATTTTGGCAGAAATTATTAACAATGCCGAAGAGCATGCTGGGATGACAGATTGGTCTCTATTAGGTTATTTGAATTTTAAACAAGAGATTCCAGTGCTTGAAGTTGCCATGATTAATTTTGGTAAAACGATGGCTCAAACATTTCAAGAGCTGGATAGAGATGGATATACGTGGCGTCAAATTAAACCTTATGTGTCTGAGCATGTTGGGCGTAGATTATTCAGTTCTTCATGGAAAGAAGATGATCTGCTGACTATCATGGCTCTTCAGCCAAACATTAGCTCTAAAAATTACTCTACTAACAGTACGAGAGGAGCTGGAACTACTCAGCTTTTAGAATTTTTTGAATTTATGGATTCGTTTTTCCATGGGCAAGATGCATCTGCGCAGATGGCTATCATCTCCGGCAGTACCTACATCTACTTTGATGGAACCTATAGCCTTGAAGCGTCTGGAACCCGGAAGGCCATCGCGTTTAACCCTAGCAATGATCTTACAAAGAGACCCGACAAAGAGTACGTCCAGCACTTAAGTGATGTATCCTTCCCTGGTACCATCATCAGCATCAAGCTGCCCCTCCCTGTTGTCGAGGCAAATGACTAGAAATGGACAAGATTGTGAATGTAAACCTTAGTGAATTCCAGGGCCGCATCCTCTCTGGGCGTGAGCGCGGGACGCAGGCACGTGAGCTCATGTCGATCGATAAGCTTGATCAAGGGAACGACAAGGTTCATGTAACGTTCCCTACAGGTTTGTGGAGTGTTAGTAGCTCGTTTTTTTTGGGTATGTTTGGTCCAAGTATTATTGCTGCAGGTACTAAAGATGCTTTTAAAAATAGATATTCATTTGAAACAAAAGATTCAATTAAAAAATTAATAGACGGATATATAGATTTTGCATTGCAGAATAGAAATATATTTGGATGATTATGAAATTTATACAGCGCCTCTTAGGCGCTTTTTTTTTGACTTTATCCTTTTGTTGCTTTTCTCAAGTTAGTGAGGGTGAGTTTGATTACTCATTAACAACTGAATTGCATAGAAAAGATAAAAAAATCTTTTTTGTCAAAAATTCGTCGTATTCATTCCCGATGGAAATTATTGATAAAAAAGAGAATGCAATTAAGATTTCTAGTGTTGATTCGACTGCTGTTTCATGGATTGGCCTTGGTATATCAGTTTTGTCATTTGTTATTGCTATATTTGTTCCGGTTTATCTTAATGATAGAAATAATAAAAAGTCAGTATTGGATGATTTTTGGGCAAGACAGGTACTGTATCCGGAATATTTAAAACCTCTATTGGATTATTGTCAATGGGTTAGAATTAATATTAATGATCAATTTGATGAGGTTAAATCTGATTATTTAAACTCATATTATTCTAGTTTTTTTGATAGATTGGTGCATTTACATGCGTTAGCAAATGCTCTTAAAGTGAATTTCGACCATTCTATATTAGAGTCAACGCATAGAGAAATGCAGGATTACGTTGCTAAATATATCAATCTTTTAATTGATGGCTCTGTTATATTCAGAGATGTTGATATGGAAAAGATCATTGATTCAAGTCAAATTTCTGAAGAAAGAAAGATTCGACTTTTGTTAGGATATAAGAAAAAAATTGACAAATTGACAAATGATTTATTTAACGAGTTTATAAAAATAATGATGAATATGCAGAAAGGTAAATGATTTTCATAAATTGTATTTAGAGAAAACTTCCATCACCGCCTTCGTTGTCCACCCATTCCCCTCATTGAGGGTGTGCGTCACTTCCTTGACCAGCCAGCCCTGGCCATCAATCTCAGGCTTAAAGCCTTGCACGGTAATGGGGGTCTGGGCGGCGATTTCCGGCCTGCCCATGGCCAGCGTCAGCTCAAAGGTGGCAGCACCGCGCTCCAGGCGCTGCATTTCTGCGCGGGCGGCGTGCAGGGCGTCTGCTTCGCTGGCGTAGGTCTCTTTCAGCGTCTTGACGTTGCCGGTCTTTTTGCCCGCCACCACGCTTTTGCGTTTGCCGTTCACGCTGTCTGACCAGAAGGCTTTCACGCCGTCATAGGCGTCACGTTCGCTGCTGCTCCAGCGGTGCTGGTCACCGTCTCGCCGGGTAATGTGGATCTGCGGCAGCTGCTCACCCTTGGCGTTCTGGCTGCCCGTAATGGGCATGAACAGCAGGTGCTTTTTCTTGACGGTGGCCACCGCGTCATACTGCCGCGCCAGCCGGGTGAGAAAGTGCATGTCGCTTTCATTGGTCTGCAGCAGGTGCTGCACGGCAATGCTGGCCAGCTGGGCGGCCACCTTGTGGGTCAGGTTGCTGCTTTTGGCCAAGTCCGCAATGACTGCGCCCAGGGTGGTGTTGCGCCATGTGCGTTCCTTGCGGTTGCGGATTTCGCCGCCCATGTCTGCAGACCGTGCGCGGATGGTGATTTTGTCTGGCGCACCGCTGTGCTCCACCTCATCCACCACAAAGCTGCCCTTGTCCACCAGCTGCTGGCCGCGCCAGCCAATTTGCAGCTCAATTTCTGCCTCTTTGCGGGGAATGGCCAGCTGGCCGTCACTGTCGTCCAGCTCCAGATCCAGCTGGTCGGCGCTGTTGGCGCGGCCTTCGGTGAGCGTCAGGCTCATGAGCCGGGGCTGGATTTTGGCGGAAATGTCTTGCCCGCCTACCACCAGCCGGTAGTCGGGTGCCAGGTGCTGCTTTGCGGCCATGGGGCTATTCCTCTCCCGGGGCCACGGCCACGAACTGGCCGCGCTCGTTCACTTGCACCTGTTCGCCACCGGCGTCATCGTCCACACGGCTGAGCTGCAGGGTAAAGCTCACGCGGGTGGGGTTGCCGTAGCGGTCGTGCAGGGTGCCGGTTTCGCTCAGGCTTTCAATGGCGAACTGGCCAAACACCTCCCCCGCGCCGCTGACCAGGGCAAAGGCCTGCCCGGTGTCGCCCATGGCGCGCAGCTCGGCAATGCTGCCGTAGTTGCCAATTTCCTGCGGGGCAATCCAGCCCTTGAGGTTGATGGTCTCTTCCCCCTTGCCCACGTACTGGCGGGCAGGGCGGGCGCCCACGCGGCTGTTGCTGGGGTGCCGCCAGCTGTTGCTGCGGGTGAGTTCGTCGTAGGGCAGGCTGTCCAGGCCAAAGATGAACTGGCCCAGGGCCATGAGCATGGATCCGTGCATGGTGGCGGTGTCTTTCTTAACTCAGGTCACTCAGGGCGCTGCGGCCACGGCTGGCACGCTGGCGTTCACGCCGGTCCAGCTCTTGCGAGACGGCGCGGGCAATGGCCTGCGGGTCCATGCCGGGCGCGGCGTGGATGTGGATTTCTGTATGCCCACCGGCTACAGGGGCCGCGCGCACGGCTGCCTGGCCAGCCTCAATGCCGTTGGCTGCGCCCTCACTGATCCAGCCACCAAACTGCGTGAACACCTTGGAGGGGCTGGCAATGCCCAGCCTTTCCTTGAACCAGCTGGCGGCGGACGATGCCACGCCCACCACGGTGTCTTTCAGCGCTGCCAGCTTGCCGGTGATGCCGTTGATGATTCCACTCACCAAGTCTGCGCCAAACTGAACAAATTTGGGGATGATTGACACGAGCGTCACCACCAAATCAGCCAGCCAAGCGCCAAAACCTTGCCCGGCTTGTGTGGCTCCTTCAATGGATTGCTTGCTCGCCTCAAACGGAGCAACCAGTTGGCTGACCCAGCCCCACACGGCAGACAAAGCGCCCACCAACATGTCCCAAAGTGGCGCAAGGGCAGACAACACGCCACCCAAAGCACCAAAGGTGGCTGAAAACATGGGGGCCAGTGGTGCCAGCCCTTGCACAAAGCCCTGCCAGAAGCCTGCAAAGAAGGCCTTGATAGGGTTCCAGAATTTGATGATGAGTAATGCCGCACCCGCAATTGCCGTGACAGCCAAGCCAATGGGGTTCATCAGCAGCGCACGCCCCACCAGCTTGATGGGCAGCAAGAGACCTTTGAATGCACCGGCCAGCATGCCCAAGCCAGCGCGCAAGCTTGCGGCCGTGAGCTTTTTCAGACCCAGCAATGCATCAGTAGCAATGCCTTTAGGCCCTCGCATAGCGGCATACATGGCAATGCTGGCTGCCGCTTGCCGTGCGCTGGCCAAGGCTGCTGCCTTGAGCGAGAGCACATAGGCCCACACTTTGACAGCAGCCCCCTTGGCGGCAAAGCCCGCCTTGGCAAAGCCTGCCCATGCGGCTTTACCAAGACCAACAAATGCGGATGGCAAACCCTTGGCAGCCAACCACATGCGGCTGAGCGCACCCGGCACAGCCTTGCCTGCGGCGATTGCCAGTTTCACCGGCTTTTGCAGCGCAAGGCCAATGGCGGTCAGGGCAGAGGGCACGACTTTACCTGCTGCCACGGCAGAGCCGCCAAGCGCTTTAAACCCGCCAAGCAGTGAAGGCAGGCCTGTGCGCAGCGCCATGGCTGCAGCTTGTGCAGACAGCAGGCCACCGCGCACGAATGTGAAAGCATAGGCACCTGCAATGGCGGCAATTTTGAGCGCCATGAGCGCGGCCACTACCATGACAACCGATGTGACAAGGCCTTGGTTTTCTTGCATCCAGCCGTAAAAGGCCAAAGCCACGGGCGCAAATGCAGCCATGGTTTGATTGATGGCGGGCAGCAAGCCAGCCCCCAAAGCAGTGACCACGGTTTTGACGCTCTCGCTGGCTTTCTTCATTTGCTGCTGGGTGGTGTTGCCCATGCTGTCAAACTCAGCTTGCAAGCTGGTGATGTACTTGGCTTCGTCATTCACCATCTCAAACGCCGCCACCAGACCATCTACGCTTTTCACAATCTGCGCAGCGGGGCCAATGGATTCATCACCAAATAGCATTTTCATGGCAGGGGCAAGCTGGTCAGGGGCCAGCTTTTGCAGGCGCTTCATCACATCCACGATGGCTTTTTCAGGCGCTTTTTGCATTTGCTTGGCCAGTTGCTCGGCATCCACATCCAGCATTTCAAACACTTTGAGCTGGCTTTTGGAGGCAGCGAAGCCCACCGTCAAGGCCTTCATGAAGTTCTTGGAGGCCGTGGCCGCAATTTCTTCCGTGGCACCACCAGAGAGCATGGTTGCGGCCAGCGCTGCAGACTGGGTTTGATTCAAGCCCATGGCAGACAGATAGGCGCCCTGACGGCGCATGACTCCGCCAATATCCAGCGCCGTCGCGTTCATGCTGTTGGCAATGTGGTTCACAGCTCCAGCCAGCGCGGCGGCTTGGTCCATGCTCAGGTTCATGCCGGAGCGCCAAGCTTTGAGCATTTCACCGGCTTTTTCGCCCGTGGTGTCAAAGGCCACGCCCATCTTGGCAGACACCTCTGCAAACTGTGCCCATTCGCTTTCGGCAAAGCCCGCCTGGCTGGCGGCAATGTAGGCACCAATAATTTCTTCACGGGCCACACCCGTTTCCACCGCCAGTTTTTGCGCTGCGTTGCCAATAGCGGAAAGCTCTTGCGGCGTCTTGTTGGCGACCTTGTTGAGTTCAGCCAGGCGCTGCTCCCAATCCACGGCCATCTTGATCGGTGCGCCCAGCGTAGCGGCAAGGGCTACACCGTCTAGCAGTGCACCACGGGCCTGCCCGCGCGCTGCCACGTTGGCATCTTGGGCTTGCTTGATACCAGCCGCACGGCGCTGCATATCAGCCTGCTTTTTCAGAGCCTCTGTTTGCGCTTTGATGCGTGCAGTAGTGGCAGCAATATCTGCTGCCAAGCGCTGCTGTGCACCGCTCACATTGGTGATACCCAAAGACGTGAGGTTGTTGCGTAGCTTGAAAACGGTTGACTGCTGCTCTTTGAATTTGGCAGTCTGCTTTTCAATGGCCGCCTCATGTTTCTTGATTTGCGCAGCACTGGCCATGCCGGTGTTTTGCAGCACTTGAAGGTTTTGCTTCATGACCTTCAGCTGATTGCTGCTTTCACGCATGGCCTGCGTGTGCTTTTCAAAGTTGCCCAGCGCGGCTTGCTGGTTGTTGAGCTGCTTGAGCTGTTCACGCGCGGCCTTGAGGGTGCCTGCCGCGTCCTGGCTGCCCTGGCTGATGCGCTTGAGCGGCGCCAGCGCCTTGTCTGCCAAGTCCAGCACAACGCGCAAGCGCAGGTTTTTTTCAGCCATGGGGGTTACGCCTCAGATTGATGGAGTTGGTTGTGTATGCCGACGGCGCGTTCACGCCAGTCCAGCAGTTCGTCGACGCTCATGGCGTCCAGGTCTGCCAGTGGCCAGTGAAAGAAGAAGGCCACGTGCGCCATGGCGTCTTCTATGCGCTGGGGAAGTCGGCTCTGTCCGCTTTTGGGACCAGAAAGCTCACCACGGCGGTGCCCAGCTGCACAAGGTCTGCGGGGTCGAGTTTTTCTACGTCCTGCTTGAGCAGCATGGGCTCTGTGACGCGGGGCAGAAGGCTGTGCAGGGCGTTGGTTTCCAGGCGCAGCAAGTCAGTGAGCGAGAGGCCGCGCAGCGCACCGCTGAGAGGCTTGCGCACGGTGATGGTGTTGACTTCTTTGCCGCCGGTGGTGATGGGGGTGTCCAGCGTGATGGTCTTTGTGGTTTGGGTGTTGTCCATGGTTCAGGGGGAAGAGTGAGTCAGGCAAAAAGGGGGCTGGCCGTGGCGGTGCACGGCCAGTGCGAGGGGGTTTAGATGCCGAGGATGTCGCGCACGGTCTGCATCAGGTCAGTGCCGCCCACGTTTTCAATCAGGCCGGTGGGGTCCATTTCAATGAGCACTTCACCATCCCATTCCAGGCGGTAGTAGCTCAGGGCGGCTTTGGCTTTGAACTCGGTGTCATCACCGGCCTTGCCAGAGCCCATGTCCAGCTCTTCCCAGCGGCCGCGCATGAAGACTTCCACCTTGCTGTAGTCGCCCGAGTCATCGCGCTGCACGGCACCGGCAAAGCGCAGCGGCACGCCGCCAATGCCCTTGGCCCCCCATTGCTTGAGCAGCTCTTTCATCCAGCCGCCAGCGGTGACTTCCAGCTCCAGCGCTTCGGTGCCCAGATCGACCTTGACTGGGGTGCGCATGCCACCAGCGCGGAATTCTTCGAGCTTGCGGGTCAGCTTTGGCAGGACGACTTCGGTGACTTCACCGGCGTAGCTGGTGCCATCTACAAAGAGGGCAAAGTTCTTGAGTTTGTTGGGCATGCCCATGGTGTTTGCTCCTGGTGTTCAGTGGTTGGGCTTAGCTTCCGGTTTGCACGCGGGTGGCAAAGTCAGTGAAGTAGCGGTCTGTAATGCGCTGCTTGAACGTCAGGTTCTCCAGCGGCGGCACGGGGGTGTAGTCGTAGTCAATGAAGGCCTGGCCTTCCTTGAGCGTTGCTTTCTGGTTGGCCTCGGCGTCAAACCAGGCCTCGCCGCCCAGCAGGTAGCCGCCGGTGGTCAGCTCGCGCATCTTGGCGTTCACGCCTTCCAGGATGTCTTTCATCAGGCTGGGGTGCAGGGGCTTGTCTACGGCCCACATGTGGGCTTCGGCAATGCTGTCGGCCAGTACGTGGGCTGTGCGCACGGCAGATTCAAAGCTGAACAACGGGTCATCAGCGCAGGTGCGGCTGCCCCAGAAGCGGTAGCCCTCGCGGTTGATCAGCGTGGTGATGTCGTTGCTGTTGAGCAGGCCTGCATCGGTGGCGGGGTTTTGCAAGTCCCAGTAAATATCCTGCTTGATGCCGGTGACGCCATTCACGCCCACGTTCGACAGGGTCTTGTGCCAGCCTTGCTCCAAGTCCAGCTTGGCACGCAGGCCCAGGGCGTAGGCCTCGGTATATGCGGTGACGGTGGCATTGGCCGTGGTGTCCCAGCGCTGGAAGTCGCCGTGGATCAGCATCAGCTCACGCTTGCCAAACTCGCCGCGGTACAGCAGCGAATCTGCCACCACGTCTTTGTAGCAGCCGCAGTACGCCATGGCGCGCAGTTGCTCACCCAGCGTGGCCAGCGCGGTGGCCACGGGCTGGGTGGCCAGACCAGGCGCACCCAGAATGCGGGGCTTGACGCCCAGCTTGCTCTGCGCAGCCAGCAAGGCCTTCATGCCGGTATAGGTGCCGTCTTCTGCCACGCCGCCAATCACGTTGCTGGTCAGGCTGGCGGCCTTGGCTTCTGGGGTTTCGCCCTCGCCATCGGGCACGCGCACCACCACGATCACGGGCAGGCACTGCTCGGCAATGGCATCCAGCGATGCGGCCAGCGTACCCAGCTTGCCCGCCTTGGCAATGGCGTTGCGGGCGTGGGTAATCAGTACGGGCTTGTTGTAGGGGAAGACGGCTTCGTCAGCGTCTGAGGCTGTGGCCACCAGGCCGATGATGGCCGTGGAAATGGTACGGATGCTGCGCACGCCCTCGGTGATTTCGAGGACTCGCACGCCGTGGTGGTATTCGGTAGACATGGGCGCTGTGGTGGGTTGAGTTGGCGACCCTTCAAGGGTGCCAACTCCCCCTCACACATGCCAGCGCGCGCGCGTGTAGCGGTGGGTGCTACAGCAAAAGCTAGGCAGGCTGTGGCTCGCGCAGGTCGGTGGTGGGCCAGCCTTGGGTGGTGTCGTAGGCCTGCAGTGCTTGGCGTGATGCTTCGCCAGCTTCTAGTAGTGTGCTGATCTGGTCTTCGTGCCACTGCCGAATACCTGTCAAGAGGCCAGATACCTGACGGTAGGCGGCATCTTTTTGCAAGATGCGCAAGGCCAGTTGCAGCCGATCAAGCCCACGTGCGGCGGCACATTGGTCAATCCATGGGGTGATGGCATTTGCGTCTGCTTGCAAGGCTTGTGCTTCTGCCAGCTGCACGGGCCAACTCTCGCGCTCGTGGGCGGGGTAGTTGTTGGCCAGCTCGCCCATGCGGCGGGTGTATTCGGCGTCTACTTGCGCTTGGGATGCGCAGGCCAATTCTGCGACCGTGGCGGCTCGATGCTGTGCGGGCATAGGCATTCCGTCAGCATCCGACTCTATCTGTCCGCCGCTTTGAAGTAGCGTTTTATATAAGTCTTCCGAGATTTCTTTGGCATCGTCAGGAATCTCGGCGTGTACCGCAGACAGATAAAATCCGTTTGTGCTGGGCGAATAAAAATACTTCATATCAATATCCAATAGAAATCCAAGAAACAGTAGTGAAACTAAGCGCTTGGTGAGAAGCGTCAGCCATCACAGTTACCGCTGTGAGACTGTTTGAAGAAGCAATTGCCCCAATCATCCCATTGGGGATGACTACCCCATAGTTAACGCATGCAACAGCAGCTGTATGTTGCGTGGCATAAGCAATGGGCAGTGAGACGGTAACTGGCGAATCGTTAGCAGGGACATCTGTTTTGCCCGCGTTAATAATGAAGCCCCCAAGCCAGCTCGGGAATGCAATACCAAACAAGCCCCCGCTTTTGACAATAGTAAAGCCGGCCCGCAGTTTTTTAGGTGTAACCGCCCGCGCATCGTCAGTGCCCGCATTTACTTCCGCTTGCGTGGCAATCTCAAGCAACCCTGTGCGTGATTCTGTGGCAGTACGCGCAGCAAGTGCCGCAGGCGTTACAGCCTTACTCGCATCTGTGCCTGCTTGTGCTTCCGCATTTGTGGCCAGCGTAACCTTGCCCTTGGCCGAGCTACTAGCTGCCGGAACAAAGGTGTCAACCGCCCCCTTCAGCACGGCTGCTGTAATGACTCTGGCAGCCGTAGCAGTCCCGGTGTTCGCCTCGCTGGCACTCATCGTGCTGTACGTGGTGTTATTGTCCGTGCCCGCCACCCATGTAGTGCCATTGTGCTTCAGCACCTGACCACTTGTGCCCGTAGGCAGGATTTCAGCAATCGTCCACGCTACATTGGCCGATCCATTCACAGACTTCCCTGTTGCGCCGATGGTCATAGTTCGAGCGGTTCCCCAATTGGCCGTCGTGATGTTGGCACTGCCATTGAATGATGTGCCGTTAATCGTGCGCGCTGTAGCCAGCGTGGTTGCTGTCGCGGCATTACCTCCGTTAATAGCTGCTTTTACACCTGCAGGTGTTACCGCGCGTGATGTATCTGTGCCAGC